TATATTCGGCATGTGGTCCCATTGCATCTAAACTTGCACCCACACTAACTGAATCAAATTTACGCCAAAAATCAAATACCTCTCTATCTTTTAATTTTGTTTTTGTAAAGTTGGTATTATAAATTAAGCGGACATCAAACTTTTTACGTTTTTCAAGTTCTTCTAAAATTATATAATGTTCGTCCATCATTAACGGTTCGCCGCCGGCAAAATAAATTTGTTCTACACAATCAATATGTTCCATTAATTGTTCAATCATATCTGTTTCGGACCGACCAGCAATTTGTAATGCTTTATTATTTTTTGCCCATTCCGGACCAGCTAATATCGTTTGATCTTTATACCACGATGAACTAAAAATATGACCGCAACTGCGACAACTTAAATTACATAAATTTGAAAAACGTATATCCCAATAAATCATTTCAAAATTATTCAATGATCCATCAGCATTTGTTTCTTTAACTTTACTTATATGATGACCGTGATGTTTATTTGCAGAGTTTCTACCGCTAAAAAATCCATGTTTTTCTTGCTCATAACAGGCCTGACAGGCTTCGTTTGGTTTGTTAGAAAGCATATCAAGACGCAACTGATTCATATCATTACTATTGATAATTTCTTTAATTGTATTTCTTTTAACACTACCAACCGAACAGTTCATTTTTGTAAAACAACACGGATATGCTGCCCCATTAGGGTGAGCATGTAAATGTATCCATGGATAGATACAAAATGTGTCACTCTTAAGAAGTAATTCTTTTTCATAATCATCTAATTCACTTAAACTAATTTTCCACGGAATTCGAGATCCATATTCATATATTTTTGGCTTTTTATCAATAATTTCTTTTTGAAATTCTCCATCAATTATTTCAAATTTAATTTCAACTGGATCGGTACTAATATTCTTTAAATTGTTTATTTCTTGCCTAATATTAGGATTTGTAGTTTTAATAACAACAAAAAAATTACTAATATCGACTTTGTTAATTACTTCTTGAATTGTTTGTAATCTAAGCCCAATTGAATTTTCTGGATCATAACTATCCTTTGTATATTCAAAATAAATACGATCATTATTATTAAATACTTTTTTATAATGTTGTTTACATTGATTTGTTAACCAATCTACAAATTCATCGTGTAATTCAAATGATTCGTAGACACCATCTATTTTAATTGTTGCAATTTCATTAATCATCATTTTCTTTTATTGATTCCACCATTTTAATTTAAACCATAAAGCTTCTTCATCATTCATAAAATTTAATGTCATTCCTTCTCTTGTATTCAAACCTTGTTTTGTATTTTCCTGCAACCATAATGCAAGTTCTTTTTCGTGTGCTACCCACCACTGTGGATCTGTAATAATAAATATTGGCCGTTTAAGCACTTCGTCATATGTTTCTACAAATTTCGATTTAAAGCTCATTGTACCATTTAGCTAATTTTGGAAAAGTGTTAACAAAATCTTTGTTGCGACGTTTGTCATATTGACTATAGAATTGCTTAAAGTCATTATGAAGTGATGGCATATCAAAAGTATCATCATGCGGTGTTTTGACAATATCAAGATAATCAATTAACCGTTGAACCTGATTAATTTCCATTTGATGCAGCAAAGGGCTATTCTTATATGTGTCTAGCCACGATTCTAAATCATTCCGAAATTCCATTCGTAATTTATCTGGTAATACCAACGGGCTTTGAAATGAAGGGAAACGTAGAATATTTAATGAAAATGTTGGATAATTTTTTCCATATTCATCTTTTAATATCATTAATTTGGTAAGAAATTTTGGTAATGATTCAAGACATAATGCGTTAATGGTGCACATCATATGGAATCCATCGACCTTGCCTTTTCTGAGGATTTTATGAATATTACTCATCCATTTATGCCATTCTAGCCCGTCGCGAATATATTCTGCTTGATCAAAAATACTTTCATTACTGGTGTATAGTTGAAAATTTTTAATATGATGTGTGGCTTCTATTAATTTATCTATTAGATCATTATTGGCGCAAAGATTACTATTTAACGCAAATTGCATATCTGGCTCATCCTCAATAAATTTATCAAGCAATCTCCAGGTATATCCGCTCATTAATGGTTCGCCACCAGTGAGTCTTAATTCTTGCAAAGTATATTTTAAATCGCTATCCCACCATTTAAAAAATGCTTCGGCATATGGATTTTCTTCATTTATTTTATAAAGTTGGGCAGAATCGTGAGTATGAGTAAAATGATTTCTTCCATCGCTTATTAAATTTTGATATGGTCCGTTATTTTTTATATCTTTAACCCAAGATGAACTAAAAGCAGGATTACAGTAACTACAAGCAAAATTACAAGTTCTATCAAAGGCGATTTCAAGTGTTTTGAGATTAATATCTTCTGAATGGTTTGTTTTAATTGCATTCTGGAGATCCTCTTCATTATATATTACACTTTTATAAGCTCGGTCGCTTATTGCATCTTTGCCCATATCTTCAATTCGCCAACAATATTGACAACCCACAGGTCTTTCGCCACATTGCATCATTCTTCTGTCTTCTTTTTTTTGATCGGTATTATGAATAGCTTTTGGATTTAATTTTATTTCTTCAAGAGAAATCTTATGTGCTGGTGGATGATGGCAACTTGTTGTCATTCCGCTGCCTAACCAAATCGTGGCGTTATACCATTTAGCAAGACACAATGATGGACTAAACGAATTAAGATATTCGAGAACTTCTTTATCTGTTTTTCTTCCGTTTTTGCGTAAACTCATATTATTTTTCTTTTATCAAAAACTCTAATTCTTTTGGTGTTGTAATATTATGCCTTTCATTAAATTGTTTAAAAAAATTCTGTTGGTCTTTTCGGACTTCATGATTGAATTTTGTATTCTGAAGAATTGATATCAGAGTATTAATTTGCATATATTCTTTATCAAATTTATATCGTAATGTTGATTTTGGCAATAATTTTTCTATTTCTAATTTAATTTTTTCTAACTTAGGAATTGCCATTTCTTTTTCTTCTTCTTTTAATATTTCAAATGAACATATTCTTGGCTGCACACATGGTGACATAAACCAATTAATTCTTTCTAAATAATCCTCCTTAAGAGCATATATGAATTCATATAATTTGTCAATTCCAAAAATTGTATGGGCAGTAATTAAAGAATTAAAATGAATTCTGACAGGTGTCTGAGTGAAAAGAAAATTCAAATTTTTATTAAAAATTTTCCAATCAAACCCATACCGAATATATTCTTGAACATTTGGATTAACTGTATCCAAACTCGGATTTATCCCTAAAACTCGACCATCTGCAAATGATAAGAATTTATCCAATGTTTTTGTATTAGGAAAACTTAAATTACTCGAAACAAAAATTTTCTTTATGTTTGAAAGATCAGCATTAGAAAGAATTTCGTATAGAACATCGCCCATAAATGGCTCACCGCCTGAAATAAACAACGAGGTAATTTGTGGATTTTTATCTAGATACTCTAAAAAAACCTCAGCTGGTTTATTTTCACATTCGACACCATCATAATACACCGACGAATCATACTTTAGTTTTATACGCCCATTAAGTTTTTCATCTGTTTGCCACCGAGAACTATATTTTGCATTACAATATGTACATTGAAAATTACAAAGATTTCCGAGAACTAAAGTTGCTTTTACGTTATCGTGCCATTCCTTAGCTAACCTAATTTTATATTGACGTAAACTTTCTTGGCCACTATCCTCTATTTCCCAACAATAACTGCACCCTTCATCTCTAATTCCATTTAAAGAATTTTCTCGACGTTTTTCAAATTCTTCAGGTTCTAAAATATCAATTGGTTTTGATTTGCAACATGCATAGGAATACCCTTGCGAAGGTGCAAAATATAAATCGTTCCAGTGCCCTGGACAAAATGAATTTTTATTTTTGTCGTTCAGCATAATATCTGCATTCATCCCAAAATGGCTTTAGATCGGGAAATACCTCTAAAAAATTTGTATTATGTCTTTTATCATATTCATTAAAAAAATTGTAAAAGTCGGCTTTTTTGCGTTCTACATTATTTGTTCCTTGTCGCATCAGAGTTATATCTCTATCCAGACGCTGAACTTCGTAATCTTTAAATCCTTTAAATCGATTGTTTGGTGATTCAAGATTTTCGAGCATAAACTGTTTTGACTTTTCTAATTTTTCAACATAATGTTCTGGTAATATTTGCATACTCATCCATTCTGGATGACGCAAAATTGGTGTGTCGAACCAAACCCGCTGAAAATTATTACTGTATTCTTTTCGCAAATATAAAATATATCGTAGAAGTAAATCTAAATTATGAATAGATAAATTACTCATTGTAATGATAAATGTAATACTACTATAACTTGGTATTTCACTTAAAAACTGTTCAACCCTTTTAATAAGTAAATTAAAATCGAGACCACTCCTTATATATTCTGCATGTTTCCCCCATGTGTCAACTGAAACATATTGCATAAAATGTTCAATGTTACCAGTGGTTAATTTTTTTACATACGAAATATATTTTTCCCATAATTTTTCTTCTACTGAAAAATTACTTGTAACATTAAGATGTAAATCTGGTTTTGAGTTTTCGAGTACATAATCAAAAACCTTATAAGTATTTTTATCCATGAGTGGTTCACCACCAGTCATTCGAAAATGCACTAACTCTTTGTATAATTCTGGCCACCATTTCCAAAATGCTTCGAGGTAAGGATTATATTCTCTGTTTGGTATTGGCCGCCTATCGCCTGTAAAATACATAGGGTCGTTGTGTGGTTGTGTAGTGGGATAGGCTCCGTATTTCTTTACTTCTTTCATCCAGGTTGATGAAAACTGTGGGCTACAATAAGAACATGCTAAGTTACATGCATTATTAAAATTTACTTCGACATATGAAGGAATTACATTTGATTCTGGGTTTGAAACAATTGCATCAAAATCTTTTGCTGCCCAGGGCTCGCCACTTCGGTAATGCCGATCACTTAATTTTCCTTGATCTTCCATGTCCCAACAATAGCTACACTCCAAAGGACGTTCCCCACACATCATTTGTTTTCGTGCTTTAAATTTTTGTTTGGTATTATGAAGTGCTGACGGATCTTTTTTAATATCTTCAATATTGATTTTGTGCAACGGTGGATGGTAACAAGAGTTATTAAGTCCTGTGGATAAATGTAAAGATACCTGTTTCCATTTAGCAAGACAAAACGAAGGACTAACAGAATCAAGTTTTTCTTTCATTAACTCTGCATCTGACAAAAATTTACTTTTAAAATTTTTATCTACTTCGTCGCCTTTATTCATTACCAACCTTCTTGTTCTCTAATAACATCAATTTCTCTAACCATTATACCCCTATTATAAAAATCTGATTTATAATGACATTTAAAGAATGTGCTATAACCTTTGTCACACAAATCTATCATCGGCAAATCTAATTGCTCATTAAGTTCATTTCCTAACGTGGCGAGCTGTAAACCAAGTTCATTATGATTAACATTTTTCTTATATATTTCTTCTAGATTTGGAAACCACTGTACTTCTTTATAATTCCAATCTGTAAGCATGGTCATGTGTGTTCCCATACGCGCACCAAGTATAGCATATAAACCATATTCTACATCAGCACCTATATTATGCCAGATAGTTAGGTTGTCCATGTTGCGCTTGTGTACCGCATCTTTAAACTCTCCAATTGTAGGCTTTGAACCTTTATTAAGACACATTTTAACACCTTCGCGAAATCCTGCCCTCCATGCATGGAATTCACTACCATTAGGATATGTAGTACTATAGCAATCGTGCATTGCCCAATAATATGGGTCGAAACAAAATTCGACATCTGTATCGTCACTTCCTTCACTATTTTCGTGGGTTTTCATATTGTAAATAAATTCTTTGGTCCAACAACTAATACCTCCATTACCATACATCAACCCATTAATGTAATTTTTGGCGCGCCAACGAAATACTGCCTTCTCATATTCTTCATTTGGAAATTCGAGTGTTTCATTAAAAAATTCAAAATCAGGTAAATTATCACCATCAATTAAAATAAAACGATCAGTATCACTAACATCAGCAGCCGCTTTATGTGCAGCATCACTTCCCTGGACACCGTCAACACGTTTTGCCCACGGAATCATATTTTTTATTTTTACCCAAAATTCTTCTTTTTGCGGCTCATCAAAACTTAGATATATTACATCTAAATCAGCGATATCAATACTCTTACTCATAAGTTTTAACCTTCCAGAAAGCTTCGTTTCCGACTATACTAATATCATTTTTAAGAGTTCCATATCCAGATGTTGATGGTACTAATTTACCAATTGGTATATTCTTTATTTTTTTTATCTTACCGTCTTTAACAATTATATCAAACCTACCAGCAGCATATTCATCTTTTGTTATGGTAATATAGTCACCCGGCAAGTCCTCCATTGAATAAGCAATTGGTAAATTTGTTTTTGGATCATAATATAATCGATATTCAATTTTTTTTGGCGATACTTCATCAACTAGGTCAAGAGCCTTAAAAAAATTTGTCATGGTAATATTCCTTTAATTTTTTATTGAAATCTTTTATGTAATAGTGAAATGGATATTCTTGATCAATAGTGTTAATACGTACCTGAGGACCATCAAATTCCCAAACCAATTCTTTTGTCCAATCTTCGCCTATTAAGTTATTAACTTTTCCTTTCATATGAATTATTGATGGATATGTGGTGTTAGGTAATGTTACTTTATCAATACCTATCATTTTTGCTGCAATAGCATAAACTAAATCAGTTGTCCCATCGTCATTCATTCCCATTTTAATTTGTGTTTGAACTCTATTCCAATTATCAAAAAGATTTCTAACCAAATCAAAAAAGTTCTTTGCTTCTTTACTTAATCTCCAATAGGTAATTGCATTATAGACATCTGGCAAATCATTTGCATCAAATATTTTTCTATATGTTCTATTAGTTATAATCTGATTTTGCCAATTACGAGCTTTTGTAGTTAAAACGACATCTCTTTTTTCAAACATCAACCACCAATGATCGATACTATGAGGGACAATCATATCAGCTTCAATTTTGATTGTTTCTCTAAAAGGACTTGCATAAAAAACTTGCCAATCATTTGCAAATAAATTATTATAATTAACAGGATAAGGAAATGTTTCTATATAATCAAAAACTCCATAGTCAACATCATCATGACAATCCGACAATAATGCAATTTTAGCATCTGGTGTGTGAAATCGGATACTTTTAGCACAAGTTACAGCACATTCAAGATACTCTTTACCGATTGCCCAAATAAGATATCCTCGATCATCTTTAACTGTTGGCATTCACAATTTCCTCAAGTGATTTTTTATTCATGCAATGAATATCATGATTACTAACAATACTTCTCATTGATCTTAATTTATTCATAAAAAATTTTTCATATTCGAGTTCGAATTCGTTTTCGTTAATTTGTTTAACCTTAATATCTGTTAATGCCGTTGGCAATCCCCATGGAATTGTTGGAATTGAAGTAATTCTATGACCATATGCAATTGATAAAGCAATACTAACTGCATAATCGTTACGAAAAGGTGCAGGCTCGAATTTATAGAGTTTACTATAAAAAGAATAATTTTCTCGTATCATTGCTAAAAAATCAAAAATTAACTTAGCAAAACTTGACTTTCTAAAAAATAAAACAGTTGCCCAATAATGAGGAAATTTTAACATTCCAAAAGTTTGATAAGATCTAAGACTATCTTTATTGGCCAAATCATAAGCATATCTATGACACAGAAAATTATGTGGCGAGTCAAATAAAAGATTTAATCGATCACTATTAACAATGTAATCGCTATCAATTACGATTGTTTCATCATAAGGTGATAATTCATATGCTTGAAATCGATTAGCATTATACCATGAACTACGAAAATCAGATTCTGAAATATCAAAATTCCTTTGGTTTGCTTCTACCTTTTCCTTTAAGACTATATTGTGTTTTGTGTCACAAGCACTATTTTCGTCTGTTACAATAGTAGTAGGCAAACCAAGGAATTTTTCAACTCGGTTAGCGATCCATGTCGCTTGCTTAAAATAATTTATTTTTTCGTTATTAAATGCAAAAATTAAAATTCCACGAGTCATCGTTTTTTCTGTAATTCTGAATATTCATTATACCAGGCGTTCATTTGTTCTTGCCAACGTTCTTTTGCCATACGGTATAATTCGGTCCCATTAACTTTGCATGGATTACCATATTCGTCGGGTAAATAGATTTCATTATTAGATTCTGACATACTCGCATTTATTATATTCAATAATTCAGGGCCTGCTTTCCACATACCATCGTATGCTGAGAATAGCATTTTAGCTTCGTATTTTTCTTTAAGAATTCTTTTGGCTGACTCGTGATCAAAACGACGTTTTACATCTATACTATCCATAAAATTACCTCTATGAATAGTATAGTGCAAAACTATAGAAATGTAAAGTAAATTTGGTTAACTACCAGTTTGAGAACTACTCATAGTTGGGGTACCCCAACTATTCGAAAGATACGTTGTACTTGGTGGATAAAGGGTAACCGATGAGGTTAATGTTCCATCAACAAGTTCATCAGTATTAGCATCAGCATTATCAATAAACTTAACCAAAACTGTTACAACATTGGCTGATCGAGCAGCGGTAATTTCAATATAGTTAGCAGTATAATCAACAGTATCATCATATTGACGAAAACGAACAGCTTGTGTTGTTCCGTATTGCATTACACCATTAGTAGTATCGATAGTGTTAACAACACCAGAACCACCAACTTTAGTTGTTCCGTCGTAAGTGGTACCAGCAATAACTGCTGGAGATCCCCAGCCAGTTAAATTAATCGTACCAATAGCAGAACAAAGATTCGACCATCCTGTGTTTTTTGCTTCTGCTGATCCACCTGTGCGGCTAGTTTGAATAGCAATTCGTCCTCCTGCATTAAACCAATAACGAGCCTGTAGTTCAGATGGAAATGTAATAGTGTGAGTTGCAGTTACTGATACATTCCATGCTGTTGTTCTGGTGGCTGTACCACCAGTGGTGATAGCAGTTCCATTAGCAGCGGCATTGCGACGATTTGTAACAATTGCAGAAATATTACTTTGTAATGCAGAATATACAGCAATTGTGTCACCAACCGAAGGGTTAGTTATTGGAGTAATAGAAGTACCTTGATGATTTGCAAGAGTTGATATTTTATTTAATAGTGTTGCCCACTGTGCTGCGGTAATCACAGATCCTTGTGCAACTGCTGGAACAGTAGTTTGTCCATAACCTCTATCGCCAGACCCAACACCTGCAACAGTATTTACATTATTGTTTGTGTTATTGATTGTTCCGTCTGGGTTCCCCCACGCAAAAATATTGTAATCATCGTCAAGGATAGTACTGCCTGAAGTATATGCCATGTTTTTATTCCTGTTTTAATTAACTGTTACAAAGGCTTCGATCACACCTTCGCCATCTGTATCTTTATCTTCAAGAGCACGACCAATAACATTAAATGGTGTTATTTCATCGGGTGTTGCTGCTCTTGCAAGACCATTTCCTGCCGAAACAAGCCTTTGTCCTTTTTGTATTCGACCAATAACACGAACAGGAACGCGCCCGCTCATTGCCACTGGCGGATGTGTGTTATCTTCACCTGCATCACTATTCATTAAGAATGCTGCATTACTACTTATAACACCAAACACATCTTCAGATAATTCTTCAACCGCTTTAGTAATTTCGGCAGTACCACCTAATTTAACTACTGTTCCAGGTTCGAGCATTTGATCTGCTTCAAATCTTTCAGCTAAGTCAGCGTATTGTGCTGTTGTTGCCTGACCATTAAATGTTACAGCGTGAATGGTTGCAAAGCGTTGAGTTGCAGTTCCAAAATCAATTGTATTATCAGTTGATGGATTAATAATACCAGTGATATCGACTGTGCCGTCGGCTAAAAGAACGCCCGACAATGATGTTGAAATAGATGTATCAACATAATCTTTATTGGTAATATCTGTGCCTGCTAATGGTGCCGACACCGAAGCTCTTCCACTTATACCATTAATAGTAATAACATCTGTTGGTGTACCATTACTATTAATTTGAAGTATTAAATTACCATTGTTAGTAACGTTCGACAGAATAACGTCATTATTAAGAATTCTAAGTTTCGCATCACTATCGGCACCAACCGATAGTCCATTATCGTTAAGAATGCCTAACGTTCCGAGAGTCGTATCATTGGTAGTTGAACTTAAAAATCCAGAACTATCAATGCCATCGAGTGTTTGTGCATTCGTGGCGTCACCAACAAAGAGTGGTGTTTGTCCTCCTATTGTCTGAGCCAATTGGATACCTGGTTTGATAGTGCCTGCGAAACCTGTAATCGGTGTAGCTGGAGTAAATTCTGCATCTTTGCTAACAATCGCTACAATATCATTATTAGCATATAATTTGATTACAACGTGATCAACTGTTAAATTATCTGTAATTGTATCAACAATTGCGCCAGATGTTCCTGTTCCAGAAGTGAATGCCGGTCCTACAAGAATAAATTGAGATCCGTCCCAAACATTTAATTGTGAGTTAACTGTGTCAAACCACATATCACCAACAACATTGTTTGTCGGCGGTGTTGATTGCGAAGTAGCTGCACCTAAATTCTTAAACGATGACCCATTATAAACTTTTAATAGGCCAGCCGACGAATCATACCAAAGTTGCCCGGTTAGCGGATTAACTGGTGGTGAAGCACTTGCACTATTTTCAAGCATTCGAATAAAGTTTTCGCCTAAAAACTCACCGTAACCAGCATAATTTTTACCGATAATTGTTACAGACGAATCAGTGTTAATTGTACCGTCTGCAACCGTAGCAAAAATTGAACCGTCTGTTTTATTAATTGTATATGCCATCTAATGATAACTCCATTATTACCTTTATTTATCAAATATTAATAGCTAATGATAACTAATCCATCGCCGCCTTTACCACCAGTTGAACGACATCCACTGGTTCCTGGAGAACCAGTTCCAATTGTAATTGTTAATACTTCGCCTGGAGTCACAAACATTGGAATACCAACTCCTGCCCAACCACTGTGACCGCCAGCGCCAGCTAAACTGTCTTGCCCCTGGTTACCAGCGCCACCGGATCCAAGCGACCCTGGATTAGCGGTTGTATAATAACCTGGGGTGCCGCCGCGTCCGCCAGGCGCAAATAAACTATCGCCACCATGACCACCACGTTCAGGGTTTCCGTAAGTGGTATCTCGACGTTCACCAGCGTTACCAAATGCTAAATTTGATAAATTAACTGTATATGAATTTTTGATTCTATAAACTTTTGTTGTAATAGTATCAGGCGATACGGCACCAGTGCCGCTGATTACTGCCCTTCCGCCTGAAAAATATAATGCATCTTGAGATCCAACTATTGATGTTGTTCCTCCTCGGGCTGGATTTCCGCCAGCGCCACAGGAGCCACCATCGCCGCCGCCCTGACCGCCTTGTCCTCCGCCGACTCCAGTAACAGTAATTACAGTTACACCTGCAGGAACAACAAATGTTCCATTAGATGTAAACACTTCGGTTCCTGAAGGCGGCAAAGGTTGAGGATTTGATGGGCTATAGAAATAAGAACTATCGTATCCATCTAATGTATCAGCATCTAAACCACTACCTGACCCGTCGACTGTTTTAATTGCTGTTAACAAATCACTTGAAGTAACAGTACCGGTATAACCACCAACCGACTGTACAGCATCTACCGGTGTAAGCATTTCTTCCCAATCGGATAATATTGACGGATCTGTACCAGCTAAAATAAATGATTTACTTAGATCGGTCCGAATTGCAACATCACCTGTTTCGGCAGTTAATGCTAACATCGATGGCTCATCGGATACAACATAGGTATTTGTAATTGCTATTTTTGGTAATTGTGTTTGATATATTAAACCTGATGGATCAAGTGATGCAAGACCGTTTGGTACACCTTTTTGAGAATTAATTTCCGAGACAATAGTATTATCAACATAATTCTTTGTTGTAATATCTTGTAAATCAACTGGTTCAAGTGTTGTTGCTCTACCGGTATCACCTCGCAAAGTTAACGGTTCAACAACCGTTATGCCGTTATGTACTTGAAATTTTATATTGTTTGATGGTGTAACACTTCTTATATAAACATTTTGGCCAACAACCGTCAGGCTTAAATCATTACTGGCTCCTACACTAAGGCCACCATCATTTAAGATAGATAACGAACCGGTGGTCGAATCACTGTTAATTGAACTTAAAAAGTTACTAGCAGGTTGTCCTTCGAGTCTTAACGAATTAGAAGCATCACCATTAAAAATTGGTGTATTGCCATTAATATCTGAAGATAAATTAACTCCAGGTTTAATGGTACTAAACCCTGGTATTGGTGTTGCTGGTGTAAACTCGCTGTCAACACTATAAATATTAACTAACTCATTAGCAACATACATTTCAACTACGACATGATCAATACCATTGTCGTCAGTAATAGTGTTAAGAACATTTCCAGATTTTCCAGCTGATTGTGATACTTGTGGGCCAATTAAGTTGAACTCTGTCCCATCCCATACAAAAAGTTGAGAGTTATTTGTATCAAACCATAAATCGCCAATTGATTTTTCTATTGGTTCGTCAGCTGAAACTGTGGCTCCACTTAAACTTTTAAAGGTTGATCCATTAAAAACTTTTAATGTATTAGTTGATGTATCAAACCACAATTCGCCACTTAGTGGATTGGCTGGTGGTGAGGAATCAGCACTATTTTCTAATAGTCTTAAAAAGTTTTCTGCAATTGCTTCGCCATAATCAGTATAGTTTCGTCCAACCAATGTTACAGAACTATCTGTATTGATAGTACCATCAGCAATTGTAGCAAATATTGATCCATCTGTTCTGTTTATAATATATGCCATTAGCTATTTCCTCACGCTGTTAGATGCGTTAGAGTTTGTATTCTTACAGTGTAATCAATTTGAATTTGTCTATTCAATGCCTTTTGGATAGGATGAAAAACAACATGTGTAATTAATTTCAATTCACTTGACGATCCAAACCAGGCTTTCAGTCCTAACTCGTCAAAAACAAAATCGCCATCAATCTGTGTACTATTATCGAATGCTTGCTGGCCAGCTGGTTCGCCATAATCTAGCAAACAACTTACCAAAATATCTGTATAATATTTGCCGCTTGTATGAATTACTGTTAAATTATTACGTGTTACATCTGTATTAGCAGTTGAATTATCATCAACAACCTTAGAATAAGTTTCATTGTATAGATCGGCATTCTGTCCTACTGTATTTGGCGGAAGATATGTAATTACACCAGTTGGATCGACACTCGATCCACCATTACCAAAGGACATTTGGTAAATCTGACCGATGTTTTTGTTTGCGATGCTATAAGCCAGGGCTTCTGAGAAATTTTCGTGATGAATAGCATTATTCTTATCTTCAAATACTTCTAGAGTATTTGGATCATAAATTTTAATATGTCCTGATACTTTTATTTTTGAATTTTCAATCATTATGAATCTCTCTTGTTAACTATAATCTCAGAAGTTTCAGGATCAGAAATTTTCAGAAATTCTGAAATGTGAATTGACCCAGACTCATCAACTTTTGTATTTTCGTTTTCTTCTTTTTTAGTTTCGTCGTTCATAATATACGTTATTTACCTACTTTAAAAACCGCTAATTTTTAATGAAAACTATTGGAATAGTATTCTGATCTTGCATTGGAATTGCATTTTCATCGCCTAATTGAGTACCAGGTTCGTACCAAATTTTATCGTAGTCCCATCGAACTAAACTATTTCTGCTAACATCAGTTACTATGGTATTTGCTGGATAAGACGATTTAATAGCAGTACCAGCAGTTCCTCGACGTAAACCACTAATAGTGTTATTTACAAGATCTCGTTCACGATAAGTAATACGTTCGCCGCCGATCATTATAATACCAAATCTTCCAATTGATAAATTTGGTTGTTCGAGAACGCTTGCATCATTAACATGAATAATATCATCACCTTCGTTAAAATCTTGTGTTAGATATGTTGTATTAAATTCATTAAATTTATACATTCCGACATTATCACGCATATCCTTGAATAATCTAAATTTAACACCATCTGTAACAATGTTATCGGTAAAACTGGTAACAGTAACAACATCAGTATTTGCTATCGGCGGGCCATTAATTAACAATTGATTCTCGTTAATAATTTCATAATCTGTGTTGGCAAGCAATCTTCTACCATTTAATGTTACCCAAAGTCTGTCAGGATTTTTAATCTCTTCTCTGTCAATATCAAAGATATTAACAAAACTATTAACCCCTTGCTCTAAATCAAATGGTTCAGAATCAAAAAGTGCACTATCGAACAATTCTAATTGTTGTTCTGCAATTTGTTTTGGACCAACAAATACTTCGGTCAATGGATCTTGTTCCCTTACATCTCTAAATGTTGTAACGGCTACTAAATCGCCATTATTTACAGGTGCTGTAATTTGAAGTAATGATCCATTCCACCAATAATCGGCTGCATGTCTTACATAAACATCAACTTTATCACCAGCTGCTGGCGGATTATTCAAAATCACGTAACGCGGCGGTGTTAATGCAGGATCATAGAAGAATGATTCACCAAATCTTGCAGATCCAAATGTTGCCGGCGGTGGCGATGGTGGACTAAGTGTAAAATCGAGTCCTTCACGTAATAATGTATCATTAACCCAAACATCAACTTCATTTTGAGCTACACTATCATGCAGATATCCGCCACATTGTGGTAGAACAAAATTAGATGTTAAACCATCAGCAATGTATCGAGCGGCTTCTGGCGGACGTAAACGTAAACCATTAACTTCAACTATTGCATTAAATTTATTTTTTCCACCAATGGCTCCACCAACATCAAGTGTATCCGTACCATATACAAATGTCTGTACTTTTGGATAACTCCTTCTATATTGAGGTGAATCATAACCAAATATAACAACAGTAATAAAATCAGTATTTGCTGGTGTTGCAGGTAAAGTAATTAATGAAGTTTGGTTATCAATTGCCGAAATAGTGATTGATTGTGTTATACCATTTAATCGAACAAAAGCATCGTAAATTTCTGTATCTTTTACCGGAACCGTGAAAGAATCACCATTTACATCGCTTCCACGCAATGTACCGCGATATAATTGATTTCCGCCGCCAACTTCGTAAACAAAAATCTTAATAGTGTCATTAATAGAAATTCCAGAAGTAATATTTACAGATTGATTTGACCAATCTACTGTAAAATCGATTCCTTCATATAATGATTTTCCTGTTGTTGTATTTGCTACTAAAATTGATATTGGTAATCTTGACAATCCATCAAATGAAAATGTTTGTGGGACGCTCACCACATCATATAATGTAGAAACAATATTGAAACCGTGTCCATCTTTTCTGTAATCGGCGCCTGGACGACTATACACTTTAATATCAAGCGTATCATATATCATTCCTGGAATTAATTCTTCAGGTGCATGTGAATGATACGTATCAATAAATGCACCACCATCGACATCAATATCTGTCGGTCTTGTTCCTAAATAAGGATCAAGGAATGAACTTTCGTATATCGTATCAATTAAACTTTCGCTGTATGTTGGCAGCCCTTCAGGTCCAATATCAAAGTTATCAAATGTTGTATTGTCAAATGCCGACACATCAAAACCAGTGTTTTGATCAAAATCAATACTATCTACTTCGACGCCTGGGAATGCAATACCGTTAATAAGTAATGATAAATCAAGTCCTGGATTATTAACATCGGCAACATAAAATCCTGTTGTTCGATCAATTCCACTAAGTGTTTCAATATCGACTAATTCGTGTAAAGCTGGGTCGAAATCTACTAGCCAATTATATCTTACGGTATATTGATCATCGACGTAGATAATACCATCTGTTCCTTCTTCAGGAAAATCTTCAAAAGTATCATAATGCTCTTCAGTATTTCCTTGAATGAGAATCTTATAAACTACATTACTAACACGTACAAGTTGATTTTCTTTATAGTATTTGTTTACTTCCCATTCAACAACATTAGACTCATACTCATAACGATCATATTTGATCCTTGTGGTAGTCGACCTAACTAAATCGTTACCCATTATAGGTATAGCAGCAGCATCGTATCCATTACCACCTTCAAAAGTAATAGTTGGTGTTTGAACGAAACCACTACCCGGATTAATAATTTCAACTTTAGATATTGTTCCATCTGGACCAAGTTTTGCAATTAATTCTGGCTCGACTAAATAATTTCCATTTACTACAACCTTAGGTGGCACTGAATAATTCCGGCCAGGATTTGTAATTACAATATCTTTTATTCCTAAATGATAATTTTCAAACCAATAATTCCATGGTTTGGTTTGCCATATTCCGTCATCGGCGGTTTTATTACTTGGATCAGTAACAAGGATTGCTCCGTCGTCTAAAATTGGACTAATATATTTCTTATAATCAACATCATAATATGCTGGACAATCAAAATCTATCAGTTCTGTTTCATTTGTATCGATACCATTGTACGTTAACAAGAAATCTCTTATCTTTGTATGATATGGTTTTGCTTCTTTAATATATTCTAATAGGTAGTTTTGGTTGTCTTCTTGATATACAGCATATTGAGCAAGACTACGTACATTCTGGGTTACGTCAATAAGGCTGGTTTTGAAAAGCCAATTAACTGTTGGCTGCTCCGCAAGAATATAATTAAAAATTGTTAAAATTGTTTTGTTTCTTTCAAAGGCTAAATTACCAATAAAAATTTCTTCGTTAATTGATCGAATAATTTGACGTAACTCAAGAACTGGTTCTTCATCTAAATATTGTCCATCGAACACTTCGACATCCCAACCATATCGACCAGCTTGATAATTCCATAATTTTTCAAGGAATTGAATAGTACCATTTTCGAGAGCTACTCGAGTCCAAGTATTGTCAACAAATTTATAAATTTCCCAATTTCCGACACTGTTATGGAGAACTTTGCCAATTGCATTATTTTCAATATTTGTTAAACTCGATAATTCTGTGAAGTTATCTACAACATAATCAATCTTGGTATTTGGGTCAAAACTTTCATCATACCAATTGACATATTCCCAGAATCTCTTAGTATCATAACTCTGAACTCTAGCGAGTCGCAATGTTTTTTCTGAAGTCACTTCATATATTGTCCATAAGCCATTATTGTTTGTATCGACTTCAATGAGATATTTGTACCCGACTGGTACAACTGTTAAATCTTGGTATGATAATTCTTCAACATCCAATAATTTTTCATCCCATTCACCAGAATCCTTAGGTGGAACGGGTTCTTCAGTATTAAGTAAAGTAAATTTGTGTGTTTCGGCTATGGTATATTTTCTTAAAATTGAATTTACCTTCTCCATATAAGTTTTTAGAGCAGCAAATCGATCAATAAACATTGACTGCCGTGGTCTGAAATCAATACCATATCTTTCAGATTCTGTTAGAGTAACATCTGGTACAAGATTACCGAGGATATCAACACCACACAAACTATCTTGTAATTTTCTATAAATTCTATCTGATAGAAAATCATCTGGGTTATTTTCTTTGAATAAATCGTATTCAATAAAGACATTATTGTCATTACGAGTTTTATTGTATTCAACCCTTAAAATTGAATTCTTATCTTTAATATATTCTTTACAATTATAAAGACCAATTTGATTTGAACTAATAAATGCAACATAAGCAATACCAGAACTATTAGGTGATTCGATATATGAAGCAATTGCATCAGCACTTAATGTCTTTTCAGAATGAGCACTAACTGTTTCGACTCGATTAACCCAATAATAATAGGTATTTTGAGGTACGCCTGATCTGCCGATTGTTGTTTTTGTAACATATTTCTCAGTTGAATAAACTGATCCTGTACCTTGATACTCGCTTGGGGGTACATCGCTTTCAATCCATTGATAAACATCTACACTGCTGCCCGGGAATACTTTACCCCACACTTTACTAGCTTCTTTAATATCATCAACATTATAATTCATGAACCGAACATTTGAAATATCCCACCAAATTTTTCCAATCTGTTTTTCGCTCCATAATGATCCGCGATATTCATTATCGTACACTGCTGGATCATAGACTGTAATAAAATCTAAATTCTGAGCAGCTACTCCAAGAATTTTACCATTAAGAGGATCAATATAATCTAAATATTGCTCTGTTTTTAACGAAGATTTATTGTAGATACTAACCGAATCAATTAACTCAATATCAACAACATCTTTTTCAACTGTTACTGGAACCCAACTTAATGAATCGTCTGAATTATAAAATACCGCAAATCGTCCATAGCCTTCATAACCGGGGGAAGTAATAACCAATACTCCATCAATTAAACTAATGTCTTTACCAAAACCGTGAGTGTCGTCAACAGAAGTATCTACGATTTGTTGCCCAAACACTAATTTTCCTAGAGTGAAATCATCGCCATCATCGAGTAAGTCATATGAATACACAACACCTGAATTTTCAACAATTCGTTGACTATCAGCAGGAACAAGCTCGTCGGCAGTAACCTTTGTTGTATCGGCAGTGTAATTATTGTTATAATGAGTGTTGCCGTTATTAGCTCCAACAATTAATTGGTTAAAGTTATCGCTGATATATAACGATTTTCCGAAATGTTGATCTTGTGTTGATGAAACCGGACTAACAATAATCTGTGATTCGGTATAAGTTTCTAAACCGAGTGTAGATAAATCGATACCTTGACCTGGTTGAATATCTAAACGGTTTGAAAGGGATTTAACATTTTTATTAACCAGCTCAATTGTTAGATATCCATTATTGGCACTTGCCTTAACATTTGGAATAATTGCATTGTTAATTACATCAGCAATTTCTTGTGAATTATTTGATGCTGGTAATGCAATTTCAATATTGTTTATTCTAATAGTGCCAGCTGGAATTGTTGGGTTTTGCAAAGTTGACGTAATTGAACTCTGAATGCGAGATCTATTAATAAATCTTGTAACAAACCCATTATTACCTGGTGCTCCAATATATACAGAACATTTAGTGTTACATAAACTAATTGCCTCACCAAAATTTGAACCTGCTTCGACAGTCGACGGTACTAACTTTCCTACGTATCCAAACGATTTAGTTTCGATATCTATAATATCACCTGTTGATAAAATATCTGATTTGAGAAAGTTAATATCATTGCCATTTATTTCAAAATCAGGATCAATGGATAAACTATCGCCGTTTAATTTTCTTCCGTTTAATAAAACGCCATTTGGTGTTCTATTTGCTGTATATGTTAAATTATTTTTGTCAATAACAATAAATCTTTCGACAATTCTATCAAAAACGTAAACTGCTCCTTCACCACCATTTGTTTGTGGTGCTCCAATAATAATAGTGGTGCCATCGTTTGAAACATCAATTGATGCTCCAAAATTATCTCCTGGAACTACACCAACAGTTGAACCATCAATTGTTCCTTTATATCTGAATTTTGATTTCAATAAAATTATTATCTGCTTGCCAGCTGGCACAGGATTAGTAAAAATAATTTGATCTGGTGATGTTGTAATTTGATAATCAACTTTAGGTATTTGAATTACGTTATCAACTGTTACAACAACTGAATCTTCACCATCGAAAGCATAAAGATCTGTTATATTGAAAATTGTCTGAGCGCCATCACCAATAAACGAAATGGCGTCACGTCGTAAAATTTCGATTTTATCCGTATTATCTGGTGGCAAACCTTGAAGAATAACATAGGTACCATTATAAACATAATCAGCACCAGGTGTTAAAATATTTCCATTAATACTTACGATAAGTTGAGTAGCTCCATTCAATGGATCAACTACAATATTTTCATCAATCTTAAATTGTTTTGTGTGACCGTCACCCTTAAATGTTACTGATTGATTTTCGTAATTAATATATTCGTATGCGTGAACTTTGTTTTCTGAAGGCTCACCAATAAATAGCCATTTTTCATCGCCGCTAAGGTTTACAAATTGTCCAAAATTAGACACATACCCAACATTTTGATTAGGTGAAACAATTACATGTGATTCAACAATTGTACGATTAAATTTATTTCTGTCTATTGCTATTGCTACACCTAAATTAGTGTCAGTGCCAGGTGCTCCGACAACACCTAATGATTCGATAAAATCAATTGATTCGCCGTATCTTGAAATAGCTGGGTTATTTCCAAAATTAAGCAACGATGAATAAGCAAATTCAAATGCTTTTAGTTTATCATAAAAATATACAGTATTATTACTCGGATCACCGACGAGCATCCCAGCATTATTTTTTGCCTGTGCGACACTAAAACCATATTCAAGACTTGGATTCGGTCCTTTTACTGATTGAGTAAAGACAAATGGTTCTATTTTTTCATATGTTGCCGCCTTATTATGATCGTTATCAATCCAAACTTTTTCTTTTGCAAATAATTGATTATCGAAAATACTACCGGCAATATCGCTTGGTACTTCAATTCGAGACGAAATAAATTTACGAACATCGCCTACTTGATTTTCAATAATAGTTTGGTTTTTAGCTAACGAACCTTCAATCTTAATACTTGTATCTGTAATTCTTTCAATAACGATATGCGTTCCATCAACCTGCTCATCAAAATTTGATATACTAATGATATTATTTTTGTCAAGGTTATGATTTTGATCAAATTCGATACTGAGAGTACCGTCAAGATTGTCAAGCGCAAAAATTACTTTTGGTTCAATATCTGTAACTCGATAAACATTCCAATCTGTTAAGCTATCTTTAGCAACCCATACAAATGTTCCATCAGTTAAATCGCCTGAAATCTCAGTAATATCAAATACTGCTAAATCAACATCGCGGGTTAAAACAGAACCAGCACTTGGCAAAGAAATATCTAGATTCTTTTCTTCCAATAATGGGAAAATATTTTTATCTGAAATTTTTTCTGATTGACGATAAATTTGATCAACTGAGATTTTTTGGTCAGCAGCTGATTCGTCAATGAGAGAATTAACAATCTCAATTGTACTAGGTGTGGTTGTTAATTCATTTTCGTTTAATTGCAAATCAATCTGTAAACGATTACTTGTGGCACCATATGCTGCTCGTCGAATAGCCCAATTTTCAAAAATTTTATAATCAATTGGTTCGTTGTTTAAATTAGCATTCTGAAATAGCTCGAGACTTTCAACGGTGCCTTTATTTTTAATCATGTTGCTATAAATGTTAACTTGGCTTATATCGTCAAGATTTAGAGATTGCATATAATCTCTGGTCCTATATCCAATTAAGCCAAATGCTAACAAGTCGGCATCTGATTCAAGGTTGGCAGTTTTGTTATTATAAAATTGTAATTGTTGATCTGCTTTAGTAGCTAAGTTAGGCAATAATCCTTTGTTGATATCATCATAATTTGTCTTAGTCCATTGGTTAAAATTAAACTCGTCTGATGGCTGAACTTTTTCTGTTGCACTCCAATAGATATTCTTAAATTTAACGATATCGCCTTTATTATAAGTTTTATTTGGCGACCATTCTTGAATATTATCTTCATTATACAAGAAACCTTGTGCATCTAATTGTCCATTCCAATCATACGTTGTAAATCCAGAAAGTTTTACACGTTGTTGTCTAATTCCAGTTACTGGATTATAAATAAGATCGCCAAAAATACTTTCATTATCGAGAATTAGTAAATGCTCAAAATTAACTAAATTAAGTCTGATGTAATTAATTACGTTGTCGTCGATAATTGAAATCTTAAAGTTGTTATCAATACGATCAATAACGTAACTATCATCACTTAAAGGTTCTTTATTTTGATTTAATGGTTGTTCAATTAAATCAAGTTCTTTAAGATTTTCAACAATATATTGTTCTCTTTCAAATTCAAAAGATTTAGCTGATGGATTTAGATTTATTATGCTGCCAATGGCCCATCCTTGCGATGCCCAAGTTCCGAAGTCCTTGGCCATCATGACCCAATCAACTTCCTGACCTTCTTCTTGAGTGTTAAATTTTAATCCTTGACGTTTTAAGTATTCGCCATATTCAACTAAGAAACTTGCAACTGCTTCTCTACTCTTAAAGATATGACCGTATGGTATCTGCGTTGTCTTTTCTGTGAATTCTGTTGGAATTGAAATTATCGAAGCATCAGATTCTGTTTCGCCAATGATTAAATCAATGTATTTGCCGTTTACTTCTGGTTCTTGTACTATAAAATATGGATCGGTTAAACTATTGCCAGTTACTGAATAACCGCCATTAACTTTTTGTACAATAACTGATGAAAAAATAATTTCATCGTATGGCTGATTTTTGTAAAGAAGTAAACTATAACTTTCATCAGGTAATAACAAACTGCCACTATTACGATCTGGGGAATTTTTATCAACAAAAATCTTGAGAATATTTTTTCCTGTGAAAGATGCCATATGATGGCACAAATTCACATCTAAATTAGATAGTTTTTCTTGTAATTCATTAAATGTGTTAAATCCATAATGACGGTTGTACTCGAGAATCCAATTAATATAACTATGTTTAACAGTACCATCAAGGGCTAGTTCGATATTTCTGGCATCAAGTCTATGTCTTTTATCGTAAAGATATTGATCAAAATCTTCATCATAAACATAACGATCTCTATCAGCCATTAATGAAAAATATTCGGCTGGTTTTGTTAATGCAAATAGTCTTTGCAAATCAAATCGATATGCACTTGATCTTTTCCATGCTGTTTCAGCTGGACCTTCGTCACCTAATTTCCACGATTTTTTAAAATCATATGATGAATAATTACCAACAACTGAATCAATTGGTGGTAACAAATTACCTTCGCCGTCAACAGGAAGAATAGTTGTTAAACCAGGTCTTACATATCGATCGTCAATGCGCTCATTTCCAGGTTCTTTAATCAACCCTTGTTCAAGATCATCCCATAAAACCAAGTTACCACTTGTGTACGGTGCTGGTCCATAACGTTCTTCCCACCAAAGCGGCTTTTCAGATAATCCAAGCATTTCCCATGGACGCTCGTGCGGAGCATCTGTATCGTAAAAACAGTTATAAACTCCACGCCAAAATCCTTTTGTAATCGGTTCGTTTTCTAATTTACAAACCGAATTATTGTAGTTCCATGACCTTGGTTCGTTTTCACGATAATTTTGTGTTCTGAATTCGATTTTATTCCAGCCTAGCCAAGATAATAAGCTGGTATTAAGAATTCCTTGAATCTCATCTAATGTATAATCAGTATCTCTAAATACACCCGGAATGATGTCATTTTCAATTATTGGAATTTTGTCATTTACTTTAATGTTATTGTAGATACGTTTTTCAAATTCAAGTAAAACATCGTCACGAATATCATTGAATGCAACAGTTATACTTCCATCGTGTCCACGAATAACATTTGTTGGATTAAGATAAGTATTATCTTCAAAAATTTCTGGTTTATATTTTGGGTATAATCCAAGTTTAGTGGGTGTACTTGGAATTGTTGAACCAGCGGTTGATTCAAATTCTCTAATTTCAATAATATCACCCGGTGTTAAATCAAACAATATTTCGATGCGCGGACCATCAGTTGCAACTACATAATCAATATCTTTAATAAGCAACTTGTCATTATAATAAACTAATAATGCTTCAGAATTAGCTTTTTCAAAATCATGCGTTCTTAATGTTGTAAAAATATTTGTCGAAATTGGAGTAATTTCGTAAATTGTTTTATCGTAATTTGATCCAAACGGAAGCATATCACTCCAATAAAAAGGACTATCAACATTTTTACCTTGTGTGATATCTTTAATAGCAGCATCTAAAATTTCAGCCGGTGACATATCAACAACATTATTTTTTTCAACCCAATCAATCAAACGAAACTTAATTTTTTCGTATTGACGTGAAGCAAATTTTAATGCAGCAAAGAAATTATATTCTTTATTGCGCATAAACATAGCAGTTAGCGCCAACGGTGCTGATTGTTGAGTTATAAAATTGCCATATTGTTCGATATTTCCTAAATCACGAGAATTATTCGAACCACTGATTCTTCCTTCGAACTCGATAATATTTTGAACCATTCCAATGTAATGATTTCGAATTGTTCCTAATGTTAGTTGTGATGTATTTTCATTGAATACATTACGTGAAAGATTTACAGGAATATCATAATGACCAATTGATGAAACTTCATCGCTGATAATTTTGATTTCAATTATTGATCCTTCTTCTACAGTCTCATCGAATGTTATCGATTTATTTTCAATAACATAATGATCACTACTTAAAAAGTCTCCGTTGACTGTAACCACCACCGACGGTATTTTTAAATCATCGCGTGGTGTAATATCAAATTCAAAAGGTGCGCCCGGAACATTATATTCAAATGTAAATACCTGAGGTAAGAATGATTTTTCAATACTTTTTACCCAACCAATTTCATTGGTAAAATCAGTTCGTGAGGTATATTTTCTTACATATCCATCTTTAACCTGACCAACTTTAGACTTGTTTTCTTCGACATAATTAAATGTGTCAGTATAAAGATTATTATCAAATACAATATCGCCAAGGTTACCAATATTCAAATATTTTAATGGAAAACCAAGAACAGAATCATTTGTTCCATTACCGATAGCATAGCTGAATAATTTTGTACCTTTGAAATTAGTACTTGGATAATGTGTTAAATCACTAAATGAATTTCCATCAATATCAAAAATATCAAATAATGGAGGTTGATTAACATCTGATTTTAATTGTGATTCGATCCATTCGTTACCATCAAAGGTGAAAACTTTACCTTGATTATTAACACCGTTGCCTATTACAACAACATCGTCTTTTTCATTTTGTGCATCATCTGCTAAAACCAAACGAATCGTTTTGATTCCGTCGCCGTCAGTATCTACAAATTCAACAACAAAAATTTTATCTCTAACCGATGGGTCAGTATCGTTAGCAAAAATTACTCGACTACCATTATTCAAGCTATATCCATCAATTGCATAACCTTCTGCACCATTAACATATGACATTGCATCGGTTTGTTCGAAATCAATAACGTTAATGGCTTTTTTACCTCGAGTACCGTGATTAAATAAACGAAGACCTGGATCAAATTCAATAATAGGTCTTTTTCCTCTCATATCATTGTCGATAGAGACATCAGTATTATTATATTCGGCAGTCTTTTCGAGGATATCAACATGGAACCATCTATTACTTCTAGACCAAGCATTTAAATCAGGGCTTGCTCGATTAATTGTAATATAATCTTGAATTTCTGGAGCATTAAGTGAACCATCCCAACCTTTAATATCCCATCCTTTAATATCCCAAGGGATTGTTGAACTTTTTGTGTATTTTTCAGGAACAATATAATCAACTGTTGGTAATAATTTGATACTTTCACCAACACCTTCAACATAAAATTCTTTGTCTACGTATTCTTCTGGGATTACATTTCCGCGAAGTTTTACTTTTAGTCCATTACTAAATACAACGCCATTTGGACTTGTATAATATTTTTTCCCTTCAATTTCTGAAATATCAATCGGCGATATATCAACATCATCAACAATTTTAATAACACCAAAACGATTTGGGTTGTTCCCGTCTTGGTAATAAAGCGTATCTAACGATGCAGTATCTAATGGAATTCTTTCAAAGTATCCATTTGAATTTTTATAGTAACTAACACCACTATGATTCACACCATATAAAATAGTAAATTTTTCAAACTGTTGCACTTGTTGAATTGGTACTAACCTAATATAAGTAGTTCCGGCGACGTCTTCGAATTGAATTCGATAAATTTGATAACGATCGTTAATATCAGTTAGGGGTGTTCCATTATTAACCCATCCTAAATCAACAGCATCGCCTGGAGTATCATCAAGAAATACAATAGTTTTGTTTTGAAAATCATAAATTCCTTCAATCTCTGACACATCTGTCAAAGGCTTGTCGGCAATTGAATCCATACGATTGAAAGTTGCTAAATCGACTTCGCCTATATCGGTTAACGTTGAATAAAAGCTCTGTGCATCAGCTGACGGTACATTGAAAATAATAGTGCCGTTATCTTCACCATTATTTTGTACACCATAAACATCGCGACTTGAAATATTATTTGACCATGGCACCGTACCATCGGTGCCCGGAAAGGCTTGAATATAAAATGGATTTCCTGGTTGATTAACATTGAATTTATACGAACCATTACGTCGAAGAGTAATAATAGGGTTTCCAATTGAAAATCTTTCAAAAATATACTCGTCCCCATCAATTGAAACATTAAACTCAGATGTTAGATACACATCTGTGCCAATAACATCAACTGCATCGGGACCATTTGGTAGCCAGACATATTGACTGTAATTAACAAATTTGTCAAAATCAATAAGTGGATTCCAACTATATGTTTCTGATCTAAAAAGTCTATCGTGATTAGAAACTTCAGAACCGAGTGTTTTTAAGCCATTAATCAATCCTAAATATGTTAATGCATCGATTGTTTGACCATTTTTATCTTTGAACACTATTCCTGGTTCAAGTTGATAGTGTTCACGTTCTTTAGAAGGTTCAGAAACATATCCGTCGGTATTTAATGCACCGGGTGCGTTACGACGACCAATATATCCTTGTGTCGGCTTTAATTTTGGTTCTTGTACTAATTGATCTAATGTAGAATTAAGAAATTTTTTATTGGTATTAGTTCTAAAAATTTCAGGTAAAAAATCTACAGTTCGAATTCTTGCCATTTATTACTCTACCTTAGCTTGTATATTTTCAGATGTAAGTGAATCGATAATATCAATATCATCAACCGTTGCAGCACTTACAAAAATTTCATATGGTGCCGATTTAATCTCGTATAAATCACCAAAAACTTTTGTTGGATCTTTTGGTACTATAATAATAGATCCAACTAAATCACCCAATTTAGAATGCAAATATGCACTTAATTCTGAGAAATAGAAAGTATCTCCAAAATCCCAATTTTCGATATCGAAATAATTGTTTATTTCCGAAATAATTCGACTTTTAATCTCACTATCACTTGCTACACTATTATTTGGTCGAACTACTCTAATATAAGCCTGTAAACTTTCTTCAGCCTTCTTGCCAAATAACGGTTTAAATTTTACACTACTTAAAACAATATTATCTGATACCATTTTTTTGTTTTGTAATTCTTCGTATTGAACCTGAAGTTGATCTGTTGTCGGAGCTTCGGGTTCTTTAATGGTACCAGTATTATCTCTGATATATCTAATATAAGCATCATAATAACTCGATGTTACAACGTAAATATCAATGATATTAGTTACACTTGGGTTAATTCTTCTTGTTTCTGGGCTATTATGTTTATATTGAAAATGTAATTTATCTCGTCCAATTTTAGCTATAAAATCATCACGTTCTACTAAATTTCTATTATCATTTTCGTAAACTAATTCAAAGAATTTTTTATCTTCATAGGCGTAAAAAATTTGTCCTATTAAGAATTCTGTTTTTATAATAGCAATATCACCTTCGGTCGCATAATCATCAATAATTGTATCTGATGGAATCGGCAAATATCTTTCTAAGTTGTCAAAATCGACTGTACGTTGGAAATAAACAGTTTTTGATGATCCGATACCTGTTTCATCAACTAGTTTTTCAAAATAATCTGGGTCGTCGGCGATACCATCATTATCACTATCAACAAAACTAATTTCGACATGATAATCATTAACGAATCCGTCAGATTCGACTGTTTGACCAATAATATCAACTATGATATCTTGACTTAGCGGTTCATTTGAACCATCTGGTTTACTATTTGTTTTTAATATTCTAATGAAATCATTAATTACTTTTCCTGTTTTTGGATCAAATATTTTTTGATTTTCATCAAAGAAAAATCTTGTTTCGAGAATACTTGCAAAATAATAGTGCAATGCTCGTCCAGTAACAATATAACCTGATGGTGTTGATATAAATTTAACTAACCAACTTGAATCTTCATTTGTACTTGACATTGATCGTGCGTTATCAAGACTGAATTCACCGTTAATATCTAAATTATTAGATGTTATCAAATACCATTCGTTTGTTAAATGATCGTATCCGATGCCAAAATCTCTCGATAATTCAATTTGTTCGAGCATTTCTTGCTCAATTGATACTGGCAGATCTGAATTAAACAAAGGAATAATTTCAACAGGTATTGCACCAGTTGGAACAAAATTATTGATCTCTACCGGACCTTTTGTTCCTGGGGGTTCTGTAGCAATACTACCATTTTTTGTTCCTTCGTTTTCAACATCTATAATAGTTGCCCAAATTTCCAACTTGTCGCCTGCTGATAATGATGTACCGGCCACCAACTTATTATTCTCATTGAAATGAGTTCCTGGCGGTGCCACGAATTTTACTAAAGCACCAGGAATTAAGTATTGTCTATTATCATTAACATAAGGCCCAATTGCTTTAGCATTACCGGCACTATCACTGAACCAGCCGGTAGTTTTGTTTGTTATAACTGTATTTTGAACCCAAGACAAATCTAAATTGGATAAATCAATTCTACTGAACTTGTCGTAGTAATATTGAATAGTACTTCTTGCTGCTAATAAAGGCTCGACTTGATTTTTTATTACTAAAACAATGTCATTTTTATCATTAAATGTAAATCTAAATGATTTTTCGTTGCTATCTTTATAAATTAAGCCGTCGCTACCGTATGTATTAATACTTGAATAACGTCCGGTTGGGTCAACAAGATCAAGATAACGACTTGCACCGATGTTTGTTCGGTTAATTGCCTTGCTTTTTATAATACTACTATAACTAGCATAAGGAAAATTATTGTAATCTTCACCGTTAGCCATTCGATTTTGTGTGTAAAAACGAGGCGGCGCACGTCTTTTTATTTCTTCGATATCTTCGCTTGCTTTTGCGTTTGAAACTGGCTGTGTTAATGATAAAGTAAAGGTAATTGTTTCTGTTCTGCCTTCGCGACTAATATAAGGCAATGCTACATTTATATTCTGTATTTCTTCTGGGTTTATTACATATTCAAGCCCGTTGCTTTCGCGAAGGTATGCACGAAAATCGCCAACAGGAATAGTACTAAAAACTCCGTCACCGAAATTTAAAGTAACCTGATCATTGTTTCTACTTGATACACTAAAAAATTTTCTTTCTTCAATATCTAATTGTGTATTATTTGCAGCATATATATTTTCTACTTTTGACCATTCTTCAAATCGACCACTAGTAATATTAAAAAGCCACACATCTGTATTATTGACACCAACGGTATCGAGTTCTATAGATCTGTTTGCAATTTTTTCAACAAATGAAAAATCTTCGTTTCTAAGTGTTCCTTGCTTAAAATAGAAAAAGTATCCAGTATTTGAACTTGCGAATCCTTGTCCGTCATTGCGATATAAAATATTTAAAGGACCATTATCACGTGGTGCTGGTTCAAAAATATTATTCTTGCCAACTGATGTTCCATTTACTATTTCAAAATCCATTGCTATTCCATCAACGGTAGCTTCAAATGGAACAATCGGCAAAAATCCTGGAACAACACTCAATTCGTATTCATCTGTTTTAACGCCAACAATTTCAGCAGAATGTCCTGGTTGTCCTATTTTTTGGCTATCTATTAATGCAGCATTTAATATCGCTGTGAATTGTTCTTGCCAATCATCGTTGGTCTTGTCGTTCCAACGAATAGTAATATTACTTAAATCATTTTTATTGTAATCAATAACATGTTCAGTGGTACTTATGCCGGTTACTTTTAAATAACCACTGGCTGCTTCATTTCTTTTTGCTACGTAACTTATAAGTGAAGTTAGATTATTGACACTATCTCTTCTTTGGGCTGTGTCAAGGAAGTTTTCTCTGGTGTTCAAATCATTACGAAATGCTAAAGATTGGCCCATGAATGCAATAACATTTAAAAGAGCAATATACTCTGAACTCTCAATAAAATCATTGAAAGTTTCTGGATGATGCTGTCTTAGATAGTCAATAAATGTTTTGCGTAATGTTTCAAAATTGTAACTTTGGAAATCAGCTTCTTTATAAGTCTTGTATAGACGCTTCCAATCTTCTGTTCCAAAAATTGCTGTTTGTCTTGATGTTTTAGCCATTCTTTAACAATCTCTCTTTTACTTATTTATGGAGATTTATTAACGGCGTATATTATATAATCGTTGCAGTTTGTTGATCTTCGAGGAATCGAATATAGAAAGTTTCGATATTTTGCGCCGGATCAATACTAATAGAAATTTCTGCGGTGATGGTATTATTATCAGAAACAACTTCTAGGTTGTGTAATTCAATTCTTATATCTTTATCAATTATACGAATTATTTCTGATTTAATTTTTTCAGTGGTAAACTCATCATTTGGATCAAAAATGTAATCCCAGATTTGTGAGCCAACCTCGGGCCGCCCGGGCATTTCACCTGAACGAATGGTTAACGCATTAAGTAAATCTCTTTTAACTAAATCAATATCTGTTAAGGTAAATTTTTTATATTGATCTATTGTATTAAAACCCTTAAATGTTGGCATTAAAATAAATCCTCTGGTTTTATTGTTGTTGATTTGATAATTTCTTTTGTTGAAAATTTAATTCTTTTACTACCGATAATTTTATTAATTTCGCTATCAATATCCGATAAATCTACTGTTCCTTTAGAAAAAGTAGGTGTAATTACTGTACCGCCGCCAATTCCTTGTATTTGTTGTAGAGTGTCAGCAGCCTTAGTATTTACTAGATTAATGCTATATTTGGTCGACTCTTTAATAGTATTCATTTCAGAATTTATTTCATCAGAAGCTGTGCCATCGACCCATTTATTCAAATCATCCGGGTTAAATTTTAATGACCCAATGGCTAATGTTGAAATTATATCCGATGTAGCTTCTGTTAATATTATTCCTAGACTAGTTAACAATATTATTTTTTGTTTCAGAATTTGTGTTGCAATTTCAGACTGAATTTTTTCATTTAACAAATCATCGAAATTATAAATTTGATTTTTACCTGTGTAAATTGACGGATCATGCCACACTAATTCTGTAATTAAAATATTTTTCTTTATAAAACCAATATCTTGCAAATGTTGAATTTGCAGCCCATATTTTCCAAATCCTTTGTCGGTGATCTCATCAATAGACTGTTGAGTTAACTTAGACAAAGTAGTTAGAACCCCAATTGTTTCATCATGAGAAAGTCCTGGCAATACATCAATTGCACCAGCAATTAACCCTTCACTAACAATATCTTCAATTTTTACTATCATATGGTTTCACATTCTCTATTCCGGTACCATGACCATCCCACGGTTCATGTGTAGTAACTCTTGACGCAATACTCTTTATTTTATTAGGTTCAAGCTCCCATCCTTTTACTGTACTTTTTACTGTATCTGGAAAACTATTTTTGTTTAATGCCTTGGGTGCTGTTACAGATGATGCCGATCCATTGTTTAACCCAATAGTCGAACCTTTAATTTCGGTGTGCCCGCCAGATTTATAAGAAGCTGAGCTTGAAACATCAATTGCTAATGTTCCATCACTTTTAATACCAACAGTTGATTTACTGTAAGCAGTTAATTTTTTCTTCCCCGTTAAATCTAAATTTTCGTCTGCTTCAACAATAACATTTTTCTTTGCAAACATTTTAATATTTTCTTCTGCGTGCATATTGATATTTTTGTCTGAATGTATATTAAAATCGCCACGAGTTCTCATATTGATGCTATTAGCAGCAAAAATATCAATTGTTCCTTCGGCACCTAATTCAATCCAGGTATTACCGTTTGCGTGTAAAATATAAATTGATTCACCGTCATCTGACATTGTAATTTGATGACCTGAAGATGTACGAATACGCACTAAATTATTCTCACCCGAGATATCTCCGTCGTCCATAACAAAAGTATGTCCACCTTTTCGGGCTTGAACAGTAATATCAACTTCTTCGCCGGCATCAATTTTTTGTTTTAGTTCGTTATCTTGGATGCCAGAAGAATAAACTGGTCTGCCGGGTGTACTAATACCAAATACACTCGATGGACTTTCTCTTTGAGCACTTGAACTAATGGGGCCTCTTATTGGATCAGTAATGATTCCTTGCTTCCACATTTGACTTGCAACAATTGCGTGTATTGGTCGTTTTGCTGCGGTAAAACCTGGATCATTAATTGATTCTCTTTTCTTGTCAATTTCAATTACAGGTACCCTTGATGCGTGAGAAAATTTTTCTGTTTGTGCATCGTTATCAAATTTAACCTGGTCTATTTTTTTAGCACCAATAGCAGGTAACATTTGATTCATTTGTGGTTCTGGAATAAAACCAATATAAAAACCTTTGTTTGGATCACCTTCTGCAAAAACTACCAATACCTTCGTTCCGACATCCGGAGTATTCATCCACATTCCATAGGCGTGACCATTTTCTTCAAAATGACTTTCGGGTACTCCTTTAACTAATCCATGAGGTGTAACACCATAATATGGCGAAAGATAACTCACTGTAAACCAAGTTGATTCGTCATATTTTTGTGACACGTCACCAAAACTTTCAACCCAAACTCTAATTCGTCCTTGACGAGCTGGATCAACTGTACTCATGATTTCAGCAACAAATGGACCTGTATGACCTAAGGTTCCTTCTCTATCAAGCCTAAAATTATTATCTGGATTTATATTAAAACTATCGTTAATTTGTGACATATCTATACCTTATTTGCATTGATTTTTTGGGTTTGCTTTTGGAGTATCGCTTTCAACTGTTGATTTTGCTTTTTTAACAATTTCGCATCCTGGAGGCAAAGTTTTTATTTCTCGTCGATTTGTTGGCATAGGAGATTCGCAACCAGCCTCAGTTTGTTGATTATCTTTTTCAACTCCGGTAATACATTTTTCTGGAATAAACATCAAGTTCCCTTCGAGTTTCTGAACAAATTTACCATCACTGAATTGAGAAATAATAGTATTAGCTCTATATACATAGCTATATTGCGAAACACCACCAGATAAAGCTCCGTATGGGTCTTTTTTATTTTTTTGTGTTACATCTGCTACACCAGTTTCAAGATCATAATCGACAACTACATTAAAATTTATTGCAAAATAAACTTCAGCGGTGTCGTAATTTATCGATCCATCTGGTAGAAATCTTTTGTATTTTGGATTTTCAACAGCAGCATCATAAAATAATTCACTTTGTGCTATCCATTCTGGATCACCAACTATGTCGATAGTTGCTAATGCTTGATCTGCTGGCGAATACAATTCGCTTGCAGCATTTGCTGCTGGGTCAGCAGCATTACGATCACCACCTAAATTAGATTGTGTCGGTGAACTACGATAAGCATATATGCTTCTGGCATTAGCGGTTTGGATTTCCGGTTTTGAAGGATTTGGTGAATATCTATTACCAAACGTAGTGTAATATAAAAAGTTAAAATCTTGTCTAAAACTTAATACCTCAGTATTTCTTCCTGTAAACCAATAATTATATTCTTTGTGCGGAAAGTAACATTCATTCTGTGGAGCAAATTCTAAAGAACTTAAACTTTTTATTTCTTGTTTTCTGATTTTATAGGTAATTTTATATGCCCATTGATTTCGAATATTATCAAAACCTAAAATTTCAATTTTTGTGCGGATTTTGAACCAATTGAGTGGTCCAGGATTTTTTTTCTTAAATTCTTTTATTTCGTTTGTTGCAGGATCATATACTGCGTCATACTGATTTGAAATATATTTGCTGGTTCTAATTACTAAATCTAAAAATCGAATAATTTTTATTCCGGCATTTATAGAAAAAGTTTTTGTCTTAATAGCATTTTGGTAATCTTCGACTCGTGCCTTTAATTCATCTAATGGATTACTATCATTAGTCATACCTGTTCTTTCAACAACAATTGATCCAGGAGCAACCAATTCAGCTTCGGCTATTTCGTCATCTATATCAATTTCGTACACATCAGCTAAAGATTGTTTATTACATTTAACTTGTTTTTCTTGCCATTTGTTTAATGCATCTACAAGCCCAACACTAACAATTGATTTTTCTTTGAGTTTACTTTTTCCGTTAATTAAATCTTTTAGTTTTTGTCCTTGGAGCCCGATATTGAACGGAATAATACCATGTATTTGATCATTTGCTATATGTGATTGTGGTGTTACTGCCGTACATAAATACTTAATCCCTGTTTCCTCAAGAGTAAATTTAATATCTGTAAATATAAAAGGAATCCATTTTTCAGCAAAAGCATTTTCATCTGAATTTTCGGATTCTTTTCCTCTAAGTTGATTTCCATCTTCATCATAACCGTAAAATCTAATTACCATCAAATAATGTTGATTTAAAAATGTTGCTGGTGAATCAACTCCTAATTCTTTATTATATTCAATAATTGCATTATAAAGACTTTCAAGAAAAGTAATACCCATTGGCTCGGTGATACTAAAGTTAAGTTCATAACTATTATGTGACATTCCAACAGATGTGCCGCTAATTAAACTTTTTAGTTGTACTTCATTAATATAAAAATCATTATTAAAATGTTTACTTCTAATTGCACCAAAATTGGCGGTAGGTGACCCGGTATCGTTAATACCACCACTTTGCATTAATAAATGCAAACCTTTAACACTTTTAGTACCTGTGTTTATGAATTTTTTATAGTGCTCAGCCGATAACGTATAGATAGAAATATTATACGTCATGTTATTAAATTTAAGTAACGGATTTGGTCGAGGTTTAAAATTTTCTAAATCTATCTTTTTTAGAGAAATTGGCTTTAATGACCTTGTTATTTGTTTTGGTTTTGATTTTGGTTTTGGATTTACTACCGTTTCAGGTTCTGTTTCAGCACATTTAGCATTACTTATTTTTGCCAATCTTTTAATTTGATCTGGATCTTTTGCTTCGATAAATTTACGTAATGCTTCATTATATTCTGGTGTACCAACAGTTCCTTCAGGTCCTTTAGTAAAGGGATTTGCTGCATCATAATATAATCCATAAACAGTTAACCAATATGCAAACGGAGAAACCACTCCGCCATTCATAGTATATTGGGTATCGTCAAGATTTAAATCTCGATAATCAAAAATGTATTCTGGACATACCGCCATTAAAATCCTAATGCCTCTTTAAGTGTTTCTAATTTTGGTATATAAATCATGGTTCCGTTCGTAAAATCACCTAATGGATTTTTTAAAATATCTGGATTTCGTTGAGCAAATACCCACCATAATTCAGCATCACCATATAAATCATATGCTAATAAATCTGGTCTTAAATTATAGGTATCGTTTATTACTACCAATTCATCATCTTCATTAAATGGTATTGGTCTATCAACCATTAAATCAAGATAAAATTCTGTTATCGGTGTATCTGCATAAGCACTTTTTTTTGAATATTCTGCCATTACCAAAATCCTTTTTTGAGTAATTTGCCCGAAGCATATTCTTCGAGACTAAATTTCTTACTAATCTGTTCGCGTGTTTGTATTGGAATCATAGTAAAATTGATATCAATTTTTGTTGGAACGTATGTAGTTCCATTATAATTCCGTATCACATTTCTATTAGCAGGATCTAAGGTTGATTGTGGAGCAGGTTTACCTGCTTTTGCTAAGCCTATTGACCTTGCTCGTGCAATTCTAGGATCTGAATTTGTTATTGGATATTCTCTGTCTGGTATTCCTTCAACTTTTCCACATGGGATGTAATCAACATCATTTGGAAGGTTATAACTTAACTGCGTAATCGCACAAGGATGATTATTAAATTGAAATTCACCTAATCCTGTTAAAAACACTATTGGTGGCGGCATTCCATTTTGTTCATCGTTTCCGTAGAACATTTTTGTACATGCTCTAAGAAAATGCATCGATGCTAACAAATAATCAGCTTCTTTTACATCATTAGCTGTAAACGTAGCAGTTATGATAGAATTTTGTACTGTACTACCAGTATAAAAATATCCGCGATAATTACTATGAATTAAATCATAATTACTATAATTCGCATTATATTGTACAACAATAGATGGAGTATAAGGAAAGATAATACCATCGGTTTCAACCAACGGAGCTAGAATACTGCCTTTTTTCATTTGGGCTTCATTTTTGTAAAGATACGTTGCTTTCGGACTTAGGTGTAATCGTACTCTCCAATCCTTGGTTACTTCTTCCATATAAATACTCCTGATGATTACTATATTTATGGTTTATAATTATAACCCAATATAATAATATTGGTTGACAAAATCTTAATTTGTGTTATAATTCAGCTACTTAGAGCAACGAGGGAGAAAATGGCTAAAAGAAAAAAGAACTATCTTAATAATAAAGACATGCTTAAAGAAATTCATTTAAGTAAAATTTCATATTGTGCATTCCGAGACCGCGACAACGATCATCAACAAGATATAATAGTCGATTCAACAGACGAAATTTTCGGAACAAGAAAAGTTAGTGTTGGAAAAGACAAAAATGGCAACACAATTTATAAAGATGTTCCAATAATTGAATTAGCAAAACAAGCAAGAGCTGATCGACTTACCAAAGAACATGGTATTCCTACTAAACCTGAAGATATCGACGTTGAAGATCTTGTGTTCCGTGTTATGACTGACGAACATATTCCCCGAGTACCAAAGAAAAAATCAAAAGCGGCTTTAGCTAAAGAAGCAAAAAAAGCAAAAAGTGATGCTATCTTTAATGAATTACTCGATGATGATGAAGAAGAACAATTAGATATTAAGGATCCGAATGTTGAACTCGTTCCTATGAAAGTGAATTTTCCGCCATTTAAACACTATCGGCTTTTTGATTTTGAAAAACACGGTATTGCTAAACCAGAAAATGGAAAACCATACGATCTTGTTTTAGTAGGAAAGAGTCACTGGAAAGGAGATCTCGAAAACGGACATTTTTCAAAAGATCATGGAAAAACAACAGACAACCTTGCTATGATGTATATGAAACTGTGTGAAAGATATGCAACACGAAGTAACTGGAGAAATTATACATACAACGACGAAATGAAAAGTCAAGCACTTTTGCAACTAGCCCAAGTAGGGTTACAATTTAATGAAGCAAAATATGACAACCCTTTTGCATATTATACTACAACTGTAACACATTCATTCACTAGAGTATTAAACACAGAAAAAAATCTACAAAAAATACGTGACGATATTTTAGAAGCAAACGGTTTAACACCGTCATGGACTAGGCAACTTGAAAACGAAATAAGTAATAAAGATAACCATGACAGCTAAAATTGTGTTTACACAGGATATTCCTGGTGAACGTGAGTGGCTCGAATATCGGCTGGGCTCAAAAAGTTTGCAAACTCGATCAAGCGGATTATGGAAAACCATTTCTAATTCTAATAATATTTTTGAGATTCCACCTGAGGACGATTTTTCCGATTTAGATATCAAAAATAACCTAACTTACAAAAGTGTGTTTTCCAATTGTCTTGGAATTCACGATAAAAATTGGGTATATTCAAAAAATTTAATAACAGATTTAGCATTCTCAAATAACCCTAATTTAGAAACTTTTCAAGTTTTTACGTTTGGACGATCTGCTACTGAATTTACTGAATCGATTCTTTATTCAAAATACAAAAAATTGAAACCTCATTATACAATAAAAAACGAACACCAAGATCAAAAATTATTAGAATTATTAAAAATTAAAAAACCTTTTGTTGTATTTTTATATAGAAAGAATTGGTGGGATTGGATAATTAGCACTTATGTTGGTCATAACACTGGTATGCCTCATTTCGATATCAATTGGGATGAACTACTTTTTACATTAACATCAGAAATTATAGATGAATTTGAAGATTACGCAAAACAAACCTGGAATTATTGGTGTAATATTCGAGTAGCAAATCCTGATTTATCATGTTATCTACTTGAAACATCTGAAATTATTACAAAATATAAAGATTTTCCATCAGAACACAAAAAACTTTCATATGATAAAGAAAAAATAATTAGCAACTATTCAGAAATGAAAGATATATTTTATAACCAATACTACAATAGATGGAAATTTTTTGAAAAAAATGCTCGTCGTCATTTACTAAAAATGGGTTGTCAAACAGAATTGCCAATTTAATTGCGATATTATTAAATTCATAGTATAGTATTAAGAATAGGATAATAATTATAATATGAATCAACTATTCAAGAAGGCACTTGTCTTTACCGACATACATTTTGGATTAAAATCAAACAGCTTAACGCATAATAAAGATTGCGAAAATTTTATTGATTGGGCAATTGATTTAGCCAAAGAGCACAATTGCGAAACCGGTTTCTTTTTAGGTGACTGGCATCATCACCGCGCTTCGCTAAATCTCCAAACACTAAATTATAGTCTTAGAAGTTTGGAAAAATTAAATGATGCATTTGACACCTTTTATTTTATTCCAGGAAACCATGATTTGTATTATCGCGATAAACGTGATATTCATGGTGTTGAATGGGCTAAACATTTACCCAATATCGTTATTTGCAACGACTGGTTTGAAAAAGATAATGTTGCTATTGTTCCGTGGCTTGTAGGCGATGATTATAAGAAACTAATTAAAATCAAAGCCAAATATATGTTTGGACATTTCGAACTTCCGCACTTCAAAATGAATGCATTAGTTGAAATGCCCGATCACGGAACCGTTAAAAGTGAGCAAATGGCTAATGTTGGTCATGTCTTCAGTGGCCATTTTCATATGAGACAACAGCGCGGTAATATCACTTATATTGGTAATTGTTTCCCTCATAACTTTGCAGACGCCGGTGACGATCAACGCGGTGCAATGATTCTCGAATGGGATAAAGAACCAGAATTTTATTCGTGGCCGGACCAACCTCTTTATACAGTTACTAAATTAAGTGATCTATTAAACGATGCTGACAACATATTAAAACCAAATATGTATGTTCGAGTAAACCTTGATATAGAAATTTCATATGAAGAAGCTAATTTTATTAAAGAAACATTTATTAGCAAATATGGTTTAAGAGAAATTAGTTTAATTCCTATAAAGGACCAAGAATACGAAAATGATAACAATGAAGAAATATCATTTAAT